ATAGCTATTTCGGCCGCTTTCCATAAGCCTAGTGGTATGAAAATACAGCATAGCACAAAAAGTATTTTAAACCCTGTTACCAATCCACCTATTCCATAATCGGTCATGTTGTTTTCTCCAATGTATGTTTAATAACCTAGCTCTTTGGCCGCAATAGGCCGGAGCTTTTCAAAAAGTTCAGCTTCAAATTTTTCAAAGTCTTCTTTTTTGTAGCACACGTTTATTGTGGCCCTGAACAGTTCCAAAGCGTCCGGCAACATGTCAGCCTTTTCTAGGCAATCGTCGAAGTCATCATCTAGCATCTCTTGAATCTTTTCATCTTCAAGCTCTCTTTGCCGCTCGCCTTTTGACTGCTCACCCAGGTATTGGTTTGTTTGCGCTGTTACGTGACAGTATTTCATTTTGAATACTCACTGTTATGATTCTCTGTACTTATCTTTACCCTGTAACCAGTCAACCTGATCATCTGTTAACTTGTATCTTAGATCATTCCAATAGACTGTTCCGCCTTTATAAATCTTACCATTCCATGATTTATAAAACTCTGGTACTTGTTCTTTTGTCAGTGTTCCACCGTCTTTTGCTTTTGGCTTGCCTTGTTGGTTTTTATCACCAGATGGTGAAATATTGCCCTTGAACATTTCGATACCAATTTCAAGATAAGATGCTGATTTTGACAGGATATCGGTTATTGCAGATTTATAACCATCAGCCAATTCAACACCTGTCCCTTGTGTTTTATGCCCTCCGTATTGCCTGGGAATATGGCAATCATAATCTAGCGTCTCCAACCGCCCGGACATCAAAACATATCCGTTCTCAGCGATTTCAACTTTGTGGTTCAGTGTCCACCGACCGATTCCAAAAACATCGTTTAAACGCTCCATGACATATGCAGCTTTTAGGGTTGTGAGGTATGTTTTATTTTCATGTGCCTTGTAAGCTTCATCAGGGAATCCAGCCCTTAGTTTTTCCCGCATTTCGAGGCTTACCGGTGGTAATTTCACCGGATGATCAAGCATTTCATTTGCCATTTGTTTGCCTATTTTAGTGTGATTGAAAAATCTGGTTCGGATAATTTAGCGTGTTGCAGCTTTTCGCCTTGACTCAAAAGTTCCTTGATCGCTTTTTTATCCCAGGCTTTCGAAACAACAGTTTTTACCATATCCTTATGTTCAGGATCTTCCAAGTTTGCGTTTTCTGAAATTATCACAGATTGAGGCTTTTTTCGTAGTGAAACAGTAAGCGAAGGAGTCACAACCTTTTTTAAATTCAGCTCAACCATTTTGTGCTTCAGGTAATCGCCCATTGAATCGGCCTTGCGCTTAAACTTATCGGCCCTTTGCTTTGCTTCATCTGCTTTTTGCTTATAGTATTCTTGTTCGATCTTACACAGGTCGGCAGCCTCTTTGGTTTTTCTAATCATAAGACCCCAAGATGCCACTCTTTGATCAACTGCTGTTTCCAAGCGTTCAACCACCTGCATTTCTTGTTCTGTGATATCATCAGCGTTTTCAAGCAATTCATAAGCCTGCTTTAAAAGGTCTGTTCTTTCTGGCAACGTCATTTGGTCAAGGGTTTTATCTGTCAGTTTTTCCTCTGGTATCAACAATTCTTTTCCTATTGCTGTTATAGCGTCCATCCTCATCTCCTAAAATGGTTGTTCAGCGCCACAATCCAGACAAACAAAATTTGTTCTGTTGTCGAATCTACCGCCGCAATTGAAACAGGTTGAAGTTTGCCGGATCGTTATTGTCTGCTCAAGTTTCCAAGATTGGTGTACTTGATCAAGTGTCTCTGCGTCTTGAGTGACAGGTTTTGATTTGAATTTGAAAGTTCTGTGCATGTCTTCGTTTTTTGTTCGTGCAATCTTGCCTTCTTTGACATCTCTGACACATTGCCGCGCATAGATCTCGTTTTGAGCAACGAACATACCGTTTATTCCGTAGTCGGACGGACCGCAAAAGATTTCCATCATTTTACGCCGTGTGAGTTCTTCCCACATGTGTTTATATATATCCGTTGACCTTGCGCCCACTTCAATTACGCAAGTTCCATCTTTCCGGTTTTTCACGCCCATGATCTTAACTTGCATGTGATTGATTTTCATTTTTTAACCTCATTCTTCATTAAGTGATTTCTGCCGCAATACCCAAGAGCGTCAAGAACGACGAATCCGCTTGAATTGTCTGGACCCCATTTTCTGACTTGCTGACCTGTGAGGGTTCCAACTTCTCTCAACATTTTCTCAGCCCCTGAATGATTTTCTCTTTCTAGTTTTTTATGCACTTCAACCCATGCCATGCAATCATTAACCATGCAAAACTCTGTTGTTCCAGGCATCCAAGGACACCATTTTGACCTTGCTTGTTTTTCTGTAAATAATCCTTTCATTTTTGCAACCTCCAATTACTGATTCTCAGGTTAGCCAGATAAACCCGCTTTGCAATCGCAAGACTCGGACACATGAATTCACGCGGGTTTTTCAGGTTTTCAAAGTCTTCAGGCTTGTCAGTTGTGATCTGTGGTTGCCCGTTTTGCCAATGGCAATAATGAGGTATTTGCTTCATAGTGTCCTTTTTGATTCAACAGACCGGGCCAGGACTAAAAAGCTTATTGTTTTCCGCTATGCCCGGCGCGGCCCGCTGGGAGATATTCTTAAAATGAGTCGTTCAGTTCTTTCAATGATATTTTACCGCTTACTAGATCAAAGTAAAGATGATATCTTCTCATTTTTTCTTTATAATCTATCAATGTTTCGTTGTAGTCTCTTTGGATTGCATAGAATATCATTTCTTTTTTCATTTTGATCTCCGTTAGAGTGTTTGATTTGTTGCGTTGATGAAACAACCCTATCAAAACTAAATCTATTGTCAATCTTTTTTTTGACTTTTAATAAATTCGTTGTAGTCCTCTGTAATTTTAATTTCCCACTGAACCCTTGATATGTGGGTCTTTGGTGGGTTTAGCAAGGTTTGTTTTAGAGCGTATCTGTTAGCTTTGTCCATGTTTTGAGTTAGCGATTTGAACCGGTCCATTCCGGTTTTTGTTTGTAAAAAATCAATAATATTTTTTGATAGCATTGTAAATTTCCGTTAAATTTTAGACATAAAAAAAGGGGTTACTGTTGTTTAGACAATAACCCCTCTGGATTAGTCGGTCAAATATTTATTTGATCAGTCTGGATTGTCGGACTTCAACCCCGCAATAAAACCCCTGATCCAGGAAAAACAAACCGCGTTTATTGTGTCGATAAAAATCGGCTCAATGATAGAATTCCAAATTTTTGGAATCTTCGCATTGAAAAACTTTGTTATTGCTGTTCCCTGTTTTACCCCGGCTTTTTCGGCCCATTTTGCAAGCTTGTCAAAGGGGATCTTTTTTAGAATCCAGCCGCCGACAAAAACCGCTAGGGTTGTCCCCGCTGTCATCACACCGTAATCAATTGCCCATGCTGTTATAATTTCAATCATTTTTATCCTATGTATTCAGTGTTGGGGTGTACCTGGAGATGAAAATGCAGGTTCGAGTCATGCCCATGCAGAAAGCAACATTTTTTATTTGGCCGCTTTGGGTCATATTTCCAGAATTTGTTTATCAACGACTCAACAGAAACACCAACCTCTGAAGACCTACACCTCAAATCAATTCCTCTGACCGGCAATGCCCCATGTACGCCGCTGTCGTTCATTCTAAAAATACTCGTTAGCGTGAATTCTAAGCCGGTTTCTTCTTCGATCCATTCTGCCATTTTTCTAAGCATCGGATCAATGAATTCCATTTGGCCTATATCAGCTTTCATTTATTCCTCCGGTTCAACATACCCGATCCGCGCCGCTGCGATTATCGCCTTTTCTTTTTCCGGCATATCTTCGGGCAGTTCTGTTGTTGGTCCGAAAGTCGAAATATGATAACCGAGCTCATACTGCCCGGCCTCGTTTTTCCTGCGATGCGTGAATTTAACCGTGAAATTTTCTGATTCATGTTTGAAATATTCTAAGTTTGTCCAGTCCATTTTTACTCCTCTGTTTCATAGGTTACGTTTATTTCTATGATTGCGTCAGTTCCAGTTGCAACTATATCAGTGTCATCTGTGTTAGATCCGGCGGCTGTAGATAGTGGCTTTTGAAAGAAATTTATTGTCGTTGTGTTGTCGTCAACCTCGGCAAGTGTAATCTCACCAGCCGCGCCTATCCGTTCCGCTCTGACAGTGCATTGGTAGTCAATAAGCGTATTGTTTTTTGCTGTGTACGGGAGACCTGCGATGCTCAAAGAACCAGTCGAGGTCCCACCTTTGTCAAAAACTATATAGGCGAAGGCGTGAACAACCGAGCCTATTTTTTTATACGTGCATTCTTGCGCACCTATGACTATTCCCGTAGACGCACCACCCAACAATACGCTAGCCGTCCACGTTCCGCTCTCCTCTACCAACTGCTCCGACTTGTTGACAATCTCGCCGCCAGTGATAGCGCCGTTGTTGTCGTTGCCGCTTGAGTCTTTCCAGAAACCGTCGATAATGTCTTGGGGTTTGTATCGAGCTGTGCAGCCTTCTGCGTTTATGTTTAGATTCGAAACAGATCCGCTGAATGCGTTTCCATCGGTGCTCGTGAACTCCAAAACAGCTGTTGTTGTTTCAGTCGGCGTAAATGAGAAAAAGTTACCCCCGATACTAGAGGTTTGAGCGTTCGCAATTAAAGTTCCTCCGATTGACCGCTTTAAATTGTAAAAAGGTGCGACGCCTGCTCCAGACAAATCAAAATATACTTGAACTTTTTTCCCTGCAATACATTCTATCTCATCAGCGGTACCACAGCGCTGAACCCCAACCCCGTCAGATTCGAAAGTAAACCCAGTTGCACTCGCACCACTAAACGCTGTGTATGAGCTATTAACACAACTACTCACATTCTGCGCTACATTACTCCCACCCTCGTCAGCCGGGTCTATTGCCATTAGTGAACTATGCGAATATCTTTCAAGCTCTGCCGTTGTCCTGGTCCTATTCCAAAACCTAACTAATATCAATGACCCATTATAATAGTCAGCGCCTGCCGCCGTTCGCATAAAATATAGATCTATAGCATTGGACAAAGTTAGCAGGTCTGAAGATATGTCAACCTCTGTGGTGTCTTTGACTCCATTGATATGCACTGTTGCGTTCCCGCTGCGGTCACAATCAACAGATATTCCATTGACAACATTAGGATTTAAAACTGTTGTTGTGTCAAGTGTCAAAACGCCGCTTGAATCATCAAAACCTAACTGAAACGTGCCATCAGCGTTATATTGTGCATAATACCCTGCCCCAGTTGTTCTCTTTGAGAACAAACATTCGTCTGTGCCTGCTGTTGGCGGTATGCAATAGATATCAAAACCAAAATCTTGCGTTCCAACATCAAAGCTGTCATTGTCTGAAACCTGAACATAAGCGCTTGATCCGTCTCCTTTTAGATATTGAAAAGGAAGCAAGCCAAGCAATGATTGATCTTGATAGGAATAATTACCGCCGTTTATTCTGTCGCCCTGATTTAGCAAATAACCTGAATTTGTCAGTAAAACATGTGTGTACTGTAAATCCCAATTTCCTGTGCCTGCCGCTGATGAGAGATAAACGCCGCCGCTATCAGTTTTTAGCCACCATTCACCGCTTGCCGTTGCTGTCGGTGTTGCGTCTTGAATAAAATCAAACTGTGTGCCTGTCAGCGCTGCCAATGAATTCTTAACGCCTGCCCGGTCAAGAAATTGCACATCATAAAACCAAACGGTATCAACCCCGCTTTTGACGTGTTTGATATCATAGTCTCCATCGTTAGCCTTGAACATATATTGACCGTTTGAATCGGTGGTCAATGGGTTGCTTTTTGTCGTTGTTTCGTCGTCTTCGTAGATCGTCGCAGCGTTAGTTGTCCCAACATCGTAAACATAGACAGAGGCCCCAACAATAGCGTTTCCTGCGTCATCTTGAAAGTTGTTTTTATATTTTTGCATCACGATACCATTTTAAAAGTGAAATCAATCTTGTTTCCAAGAGGGGCGAAGTTCTTACGTTTTATTTGATATTTTTGCGCTGAAATAGTTGATGGAGCTTGATTAGTTGTTAGTGTCACCATGTCGCCTACTTCCCAGGCTATTGTCTTCCGGTCAAGTCTTTGCTTTATCTCTTTTGGTTCTGTTGCGTATCTATTTAACAGCCGCTCTTGTAGCCTGTATTGCTGCAAACTCCCCTGATCAACAGCGCCACACATGAGTTTTTCATTTGTGCCTATTGTGTCCATAGCAACAAATAGTTGACCATCAGACGCTATAGACCACCATGACTCATCAGCCGCGCTTGCCTTTGTAGCCCAGGTTACGCCGTCAGAAGAAACCATCACCCTGTCGCCTGTCCCTGACTGCCCGACAGTCACAAAATAGCCGTTTGCAAAAACCATCTTGGCCCAATTATTGTCAGCGGCGCTTGTTCTGCTTGTCCAGGTTATTCCATCAGGGCTTGTCATGATGCGGTTTCCGGTGCCTGATGAAGCAGACGCAGCAAACAACGTCAAATCCTCAGACCACGCTAAACCCCTCCAAGCTAAAGATGCCGCGCTTGTTCTGCTTGTCCATGTGTCACCGTCTGGGCTTGTCATAACTCCGCCAGTGTTAGCCACCGCAACAAACAAACTTGCTCCGTATTTTACAACCGACCACTGTCCGGTGACTGTTGTTGCTGCCTCTGTCCAGGTTATTCCATCGCTTGAGTACATCGCCTCGTGCGCTCCGACCTCGTTTGATATCGCAACAAATAGCCCGTTTCCATATGTGACTGATTGCCATAGAGAATCTACTGTGTTAACGCCAGCGAGCCAGTTAATTCCATCATCTGAGTACATTACAGCGTTAGATTCGCTAACAGCGACATACCGGCCATTTCCATAAGCGACGCCGCGCCATGTTTCATCTGCTATGCCTTCGGCAGTCTCCCAATCGTAGCCATTGTATGAATACATGATATTATACAAAGACCCTGAGTCACCAACAGCTACCCATTTGTCACCATATGTTATATCCCACCAGATAACGGTATCATCCGAACTTGGTAACTGTGTCCAAAGATCAAGTACACTTGATTCTGAATCTGTCCAATAGTCCTCAAATTCCCATGTAAAAACCTCGCTTGTGTCCGTTTGTGACTGCGAATCTATACCAATATAAATCGCGTCAAAAACTTCTGTTGATGTGTTAAAGTCCAACTCTACATAAGTTTTGTTTATTAGATCATCAAGCTTTGAATCGTAACTTGGTCTGTTAATATTGTCGTTTAAACTTATTGCTCCTACCGCTGCCTCGTTTGTGTCATAGAGTTTTATTTTGATCTGTCCGTTAGCTTGCGGTATAAAATAAGCGCCTAATAGAATCCGAAGCTGGTTTATTAACTCAGAGGCTTTTTCTGCGTTCTCGCCTGCAATCGTTCGCGTAGTTATCCACCCCACGCTTGACGCTTTAACAGACTCAAAAGACCCAAAATCTATTGTTGAATCTCTGACAGATAAATAGTTTTGAAGTATATCAAGTATAACATCAGCGTGATGATCGTCACTTGCCTGTATATCTGATTGATAAGTAGGGGATGACTGTTTTCCTGATGTCGATATTTCGCGAGGTACGTCAAAATTCCAGCTTGTTGTGTTGTCCTTGATTGTAACTGAGTAATCTCTACCGCTTAGCTGGTAGGTGTCGATAACTCCTGTATAAAAATCGATATAATCTGTTTCTGCAAACCCTGCAACATTGAACCCCATCAGAACTTTGACAGGCTTGTTTTTTACAACGATTGTGCCAAAATAGTCATCGATGTAATCTGTTTTTCCGATATTAATCGTTAACTGTCCGATTTGGCTCAATTCAAAATCATCAATTTCAGTTGTTAATGATGATATTCTCTTGATGCTTGGCTCATATCCAAGCGGTGTTATTTGATCCTGAAAATTAATATAAGACACAAAAGACGCGCCCATTCTTTCTAATAACGGCGTTTCGCTTTGGTCCGTCGTCGTAAAATCAGCTTTTAGTTTGTAATATCTGTACCAATCCCCGCTTGTTATTGTGTCCCCGTCAACAACAGTTCCTATCGTTACGTTAGAAGTCACAAAATTATCTGTTGACCCATACGCGGTATAAGTCAAAGTTGTCGTGCCGTAGTCTGATGGTGTTTGGTCTACTATTTTCCATTCTCCGTCAACTGCCGGTGTTTCTCCTAAATCAATTATTTGAGATGTGATAGATCCGCTAGTGTTATAGTATATCCCTGTCAATGTTATTGTGTGATCTATCGTGCCTGTACCAACACCAGCCGACCTTACTTCTATCGAATTGAAGTCTCCAAAGCTTGTAACTGTTGCAGAGTACATCCTCAAATAGATGCTTGCACCACCACTGAAGGATACATTGTCAGCGCTAAAATCGTATACTTCAGCCTTCCAGCTTGAGCCGGATATACTATTGCTTTGTGTGCTGCTTAACTGTGTTCCTCCTGTCGCGCGATCCCATATTTCACAATAAATAATTGCCGGTGACATTGTACCGATCTCACGACAATATAAAGTCACTGTATCTATAGTGACGCTGCCCGAATATGGGTTGACTATCTCCTGTGATAGCGTGGAATAAAAAACAGGAGGACCAACGGCGGTTGAGGCGACCGCTCTTGAGTTTGTACCTGTTGTTACTGATATATCTGGTATTGCGGTTTGGCTTATGACAACACTACCAGGAAACAAATCATAATCAACTTGTGTCTCTGCCGTGTTTGCTTTCCAATCTCCCTGACTACTTTGGATGCTCTCTAGCAGAGAGCTGCCAAGCTTTACTAATACACAAGGCTCACTTTTTGATTTAGCGTTTTCAGCGGCAAATTTAGGGGGGAGAGTTATCACGCTTTTCTCCCTGTCAAATTCACTGAGCAGTTTCTATATCGCCCATTGAAATCATACGGGCAATCAAAAACGCCGTCTGAGTACATTAAATAAACCTCTGTGGGGTGGTCGTCTGAGTCCCATATTGTAAAAAAGTTTTCCCGGCCAACGTTGTTATGCCACGCCTCAAGCTTGTCATAAATCGCTAGTTCTGCCTTATTCCACACAAATCTCTGTGTTCTTTCAGTGTATTTTGTATAAACTCCGAGCTGATAGCCTGTTTCCGATCGGTTGACATCATCCCTAATTCTTTGCGCGTTCGGATCAAATTGGGCGTTTACCCAATCAAGCTCTGTTATGTCTCCCCAATATCCAATGGTGATTTTTGGGGCTACTGTCGCGCTTTCTATTTTAATCCGCCAATACTCGCTCGATATTGTGGTAAATTCTTTAAAGTAATAGGTGTCTGATGTCGGAGTTTCGCCTGTGAATGCATCGTTTATGTCGCTTGAAAAGTTATCATTTGAATATTGCAGAGTAACCGTTGCCCCTGCCGTATACAAATTGTGAAGCCACAAAACAAGGTAATCTGCACTTGTTGATGTTCCTGCGCTTCCGGTGTCAGTGATATATTGAGTTGTAGTGATCAAGCTTTGATAGCAGTTACCCTCCAGGCGGTTCAGCATATTTGACACTGGATAGCTTGAATCTTCACTTGTCGCAGTCAAAGACATGGTTGACGCGTAATCATGAGCAAATTTTACTTTCGCCCATTTCGATTCTACTCCACTCGATACAATTGACATTAGAAAGTTGTTTGAATGTTACGTCTATTTGCCCGTCTAAAAGCCGGGATAATTTCATCTTCTGCTAATTGGTCCCAATCTTCTGTACCCATTGGGTTGTTTATGATAACTGTCACGGCTTGCTCCCTTGGCTGCTCTGCCGTTGCTGTTTCAATTGGAACTGCTGAGGTAACAGGAGCAGTTGAGCCGCCAGCACCAGCCCCGATTGAACCAGTTGATCCGCCACCTTCAAAACTCTGGCTTGATATAACCGCTATCTGTGCCAAACCAGCCGCAACAACAAGACCGGCAACTACTGTTGAATAAGGGAAAGGGTAATCTTTTAAAGCCTTTGTCGCCCCTGTGTAGGTGTTGATCGTAGCCTCTGCTATGCTTGCGACTTTCAAAGCGTCAAAAAGGCTTTTGTTTTCGCCTAGTGCTAACTGGTTTAGGTTTTGCAACAAAGAAACAGCATTACTTGCCCCTTGCGAAACAGCTTGTAATTTTAATCGCTCGTTTGTCTGTGTCGCTTTTAAATCGTCTTTCCTGCGCTGCTCTTCTGCCGCTGACCGGTCGAGCATTAATAAGCCGATTCTTTCATTCTGCATCTGAACAGCTTCGTATTCCATGTCATACGCAAGCATATATTGTTCAATCTCTGCATCAATATCGTTTTGTCTTAGTTCTCTGTTTGCTTCTGCGTTTTGGCGTTCTATGCTTGTTAGCTGTGCCTGTAGTTCTATTTCTGATTGTAGCAATTGAGCGTCTAAGTCCCTCTTGTCTTGTAACTGTTGTTCTACTAATTGCTCTCTAAGTGCAACGTCACCCCGCGCGCCTGGAATCCTGAAAGATGGGGCTCTTTCCTCTGCTTCTTGCTTTTCTTTTATCGCTTTGATCTCTTGTTTCAAACTTTCGATCCGGCTTTTGCTTAGTCCGATAGCTCGCCGGGTTTCGTTTCCGGCAAAGACATTTACAAGCCAGCTTGATCTTGTTTGTGCTTCAAGCTCTTTTAATGCTTCTGTTTCTTTTTCTAGCTCTTCTGTGAGAGCTGATAGATTAGCTTCTTGCTCGGTGACAACTATTTGTTGATCTTTAAAGATATCAAAAAAAGCATTCGCGACAGGGATTAATTGATTTCCGATCTCGACCCGCAACCCTTCAGCCGCCGCTTTCATAGCGTTCATATTGTCTTGAAACTCTTTGGCCGCCTTTGCTTGTTCCTCTGTGACTGCGTTAGAATAAGCGTCTGTCTCTTCTGTCAGTGCTGCAATAGCGTCTTTTTGTTCCAGTAAAACAGGGAGTAATTCTGTTCCTGCATCAGAAAACAATTCATCGGCTATTGCTGTTCGTAGCGCTGCATTTTCGAGCTTGTTTAAAGCTGCTGTTACTTCGATGAATACTTGGGTTGTGTCTCTTAGGTTGCCTTCTGAGTCTTCAAACTGAACGCCTAGATGTTTGACATTCTCAGCAAAAGCCCCGGTTCCGTCTTGGGCCTCTTTCATTTTGACGTTGAGTTCTTTCAGAACGTCGAACATCTGCTCAATGTTCCCGCCTGCTTCTGCTGTTATCGTTCGAAGTTTGGAAAGTTCACGGACATTTACCCCGGTTATTTGTGACCACTTCAAAAGCTCAGCGCTCACCGTTGCCGCTTCATTTGTGAGGGATACCATTGTGGCACCAATGGCAGCGAGTGAACCAGAAACAGCAACGGCGGCTTTTGCAAAATTGCCCTCCATCTGTGCCAATGTCGAGCTGTAAAGGTCTTCAGCTTTAATCTTAATATTCAGAGTGTCTTCAGACATTATCCCTTATATTTGCAAGTTTTTCATGTTTATAAATTTGTATCGCCTCAAGCCACCATTTCGGCTGATCTAACCAAGTCCCTTGAAAGATCCTTGTCGGGTTTTCTTCTATAAAAAGCAGTTCCAAGATCTTGTAAGTATCCGCCGTGATCCAGGTCAACGGGCACTCGTAGAGTTTAAGCTCTCCTAGTTTCCAAACGGTTGTCGGGAACTTGCCGTTTCTTGTTTTAAACTTGTCTTTTATGTCCTGCATTGCCCATTCTGAGATCTCTCCCATATGGGCCGGATCAATTAATCCTTTTTTGTTTTTACAGTTCCTTTCTTTCCTTTTGTCGCACTCTTCGCAGTTGAAAGGAGGGGGGCTTTTTGATTTTTGGAAAGAGTATCGGAGCCCCCCAATAAGTTTTTTCTTTGCCCTTTTGTGAGCAGGCTATGGCTTACCATAACCGTTATAATTTCCTTTCTGAGCGTTATATCTATTGAGTCATAAAAAACACCAACATCATTTATTTGATTTCCGTCATCATCAAGAAAATTCTCAACTTTCGTCACCTGTCCCAAAAACATCGCTTTGTCATGAGCCGCGCTCGCCTGCGCTTTCTTTTCTTCGCTCGCGATGTTTCCGACCTCTATTTGCAGTCTTGAAAAATATTCGTCGTGCAAAACAGCCGGGACATATTTAATCCAGACGGTCAAGGGATCTTCGACACCCCGTTGTGAAATCGGGACATATGAAACGGGCTTGTCTTTGTTTAGCTGTATAAGTGCCATTATACCTTTTTGGTTAAACCGCTGATGCGGTGTTTTTCAGCATGATTCCGACCAGATACTCAGTAGTAGCTGTGTCGAAATCGGCTTCGTAATTGAGAGTGATTGATGGATCGGTTTCAAGACTGAATTCTGGTGATCCGCCCATCCTTTGCATAACAGGGAGATCGATATAGAGCTGATGATTGTCACCTGTTCCCGCTGTTGTGCCTGTGTCGTAGTGAAAGAAAAAGTTAGTCTGACTATTAGCAGCATACCAAGCGTTCAATTCATCGACTGAAGAGAAACCGCTCGCCGGGTCTGTGTAATCAATCTTAAAGGAAAGGGTTGCTTTGAACTTTCCATAGTTTGATTTCGTCGGGTAGTCTGCGCCGCACAATTGCAGATTATCAGTTAAGCCGTTTTCAATCGTCAAAGTGTAATTGTCAGGACAAAATGACGTTGCTGATCCAAATAAAAAATCTGTATAGTTTGGTGCTGTACCTGTTCTAGTTATCGTTCCGTAATAACAAGTAAGATCAGCATAATCACAGCGTAGGTTTTCAGCCGGAAAAGTTGGAGTTGCGATTGCTGTCCCTGATGCGACTTTCTTTTGGCCCATGAATTGAGCCGATACTTTTAATAGTTGCCCGACTTCTTGAGTAAAAGTAAGAGATGATATTCTCCCCCCTTCCCAGGCGTTATTTTTAACTGTGTCGCCTTCAGATGCATTCATGTTGTTGGTCAGCGCCTTAGTGCCTAAGTTTGATGCATCATAGGGATTGTAAACCGGGTAAAGCATGTGGTAATACTGTCCGGTTGACCCGTTTTGAGCGCTCGTTGCTTTTCCGAAAAAATGTTTTAACAATGTTCCGACCATTCCCGCTGTCGATCCGGCTTCAGTAAAAAAATTAAACTCCATTGGCCAAGACCACTTTTGGGATAAACGCCGCATTGCGATATCTCCAAGGCTTGACTCCTCGCCTCTGAATTCTCCGCGCCTTTCGTCGCTTGGTTCGTAACTCGGGAAAGCTGAACTTGTCAGAGGGATAAAACCCACGGTTGAACTTTCTGCCGTCCCTCTAGTGGCTTCTTCGCCTATAGCACAATAAAGTTTATTTGCTGACATCTTTCACCTTTTTCTTAGTTTTCGGGTTAACTTCTTTTGCAATTCCACGGTCAATCAAATCCTTAGCAACCGCTTCTTTTAAAGAGATTTCTTGGCCTGCCTCGGCTTCACCAAATGAGCCGGATTGGTCAACTTCGAATTTAACAAGTAACCGTTTCATCTGCGTACCTCGTTACAAGTGCATAATTTACAACGGAGTATGATCCATCATATTCTATCTGTTCACTTCCAAGCGAAGGATGCAAAACAACTCTGACTAGTTTGTCAGTATCGTTTATATTTGGGAGTGTAAGGTTTGCCCTCAGTTGCTCCTTCCAATACAATTGCTGATCCCTTGACTCACCCGCCGTATTTTTTAGAAAGCCCACTTTAATATTAAAAGTAAGCTCTGCAAGGTTTTTACTTTGCCCGGTTACGTCTTCAAATCCAAATCCGGTGAAAAGCAATTGCACTAAAGCATCATCGCCCCAGTCTATTTGGTCAATCTCTGATAGATCTTCAAGCTTCAGCCCAATTCCAACCAATATATCTTCTATCTTTTGGATTATGTCTGTTGCTAGTCCTGAGTTTGTTGATACAATGCTCATTGTCGCCTAAGTCCTAATCTTATCATGTTGTTGGATGTCGAGCTTGGGACTACTTTAACAACGTACACATCCCCGTTTACCTCGATTGTGTCTTTTTGCCTAACCCCTGAAACGTCTGATAGCGAACAGACAAAAACGGCATCTGTCTGCCCTTCTGTTGATCCGTCATACGGATTAATTACTAAGTTAACATCGTCAAAAACACCATTTACCGTAGTTGCAGAGCCGCCGCTTGGAGTCCAGGTTGCCACATATCCAAATTCGTCGGTATTTGTAAAGATCGGTAAATCGCTTTCTAAGAAAGATCCTGGCATTATATATAATACCTCCCGCTTATTTTGCCCCCAAATGTTGCACCACCGTTTTCCCCGGTAAAATCTGATACTGTATAAATTGTCTTGACGTTCAGTTTAACAACCTGCGACCCTGGCTCTATTTCGCCAAAAAAGTCTAACGTGTTTTCAGGAATATCCGAAAATAAAGTAGGAATAAATTCTACTATATATTTTTTGTTTGCTGTTGAGTTGCTAAGAAAAGGGAGCGATAGCTCAATTTGGTCGCTTGTAGCTGTCGCTGTTGTTAGCGAAAGTTCTATATAGAAGTCTACCATTGACCCGGTTTTGTCGCTAAATCCTATCTGTGTCGCGTATGTGATGCCAGTAAAACCAGATGAGGCAACCGGTGTGTAGGATTCAGAAATTGTCTGTGGTATAAACCCACCTATTCTCATTTTTAATAACCCTCCAAGTCTGAATCATTTTGCACAAGTTCGGATTCTTTTTTATTTTTTTTAGAGCATGGCGGTTTTGGGCATAGGCAAGGGGGAAAAGGGCAATTTTCTTTTTCCTCGTATACAAGCCCTTTGTGAGCCAATAGCAAATCAAGTTTACCGTTTATTGTTTCGATTTTCCCATCAAGGACAGCGTATTCTATTTTATTGACGTATTGGTCAGATATTTGTCTGCTTGTCAAAAACTCCTTCAAAATCCATTCTTTCTTGACCAATGTTTCATTCCATCCATTAACCGCTGACCCGAAAAACAACATAATTACACCACTGGAAAGCGCAATCAACAAAGCTAATATAGATTTTTTGATAGATTTTTTCATGCGTAGTAATGACCCTCAATGCTTACTAAACAAGTTGTCGCGTTTGTCGTTGATGATGAAACCCTAGCACTTATTCTTTCATTTTTTTCTTGCTGCGGTATTTGGATAGGGTTTGGACCATTTCTTGACTGATTTGTGGACCTTGTAGCCTTCGTCCCCCCTATTTTTACCTCAGAACCCGCCGCGCCTTTAAATAGATCTATCTTTATCGTGGCAATCTCGCTTATATTACTGATATTTAACCAATGAATATCGAAATTAGACACGCTTAAAGCGTTAGCTGGAGCTATTTCAACAATGGTCCCTGTCTGGTTCCATGCCGCCGCGTTTGCTGTTAGTTGTATTTCATCTGCGTAATCAGGATATACAAAAGGCTGGCCGTGAACATGGTAGTAAGCCGTGTTTAAGTGGGCCATTATTGTGTTTTTGCCAAACTGATAAGGGACACCGACAAAATCTAAAAATCCACCTATTACATTGCCTATTTTCATAAAAAATATAGTTTTGCGCCCGGGCTTAGCGGGAGGTATTTAAAAACAACATGTATCTTAAAATCAACTGGATTATCTGTTGTTGTAAGATGCAGTCTTATAAAAGTATCCACGCCATAAGGCTGCGTCAGTGTGAACGGTAGCCCTATTTCTGATTCAGCACTCACTTCTGTCTTCCTCACCTGATCGGCTTTTGAAACTGTGTATACTTCAGAACTGTCTTTGTCTTTTGTGAAAAACGTATTAACAGGACATCCAGAAAGAACCGCGCCATCTGCTGTTAGTATTTCTATGTTTGTCCCGTCGTATGCATCTGCATAAACTTCGGTTGCATTATTTAGACTTGTAACAGACATTATTGTTGCATACTGATGTATAACTCTAACTGTTCCGATAAACTGCAAAACATTAGCAGTTATGCTCCCCGTCCCGGTTATTCTTAAGCATTTTTGAATAGTTCTCTCTCTGCCGTTGCCTATTCTCATTTTTAACCGGGAGATATATATGCGCTTAAACTTGTGCTTGCACCCGCGTTTGAAATAGTGGCCTTTACCTTGCCGGTTGCCATTTCAAAAGGTGTAATTACCTCAGATGTAAATGATGAATTTACTGGAGCGGTATAGTTAGCCCCGTCATTCATTGAACCTGTGATCGTAACTGTTGCCCCGTCAAAAACCCCAACTATTTGCAAGCTTCCTGGATTACAATTACCATTCCAGTCTATGACCGCGCTGTCTCCATCGTCTGTTTTGTTTTCGAAAAATGTAGGCATAAAACCCCCGTTTTACTGTTTTGATTTTCTGCCGCGTCTTTTCGGCTTTTCCTGTTCTGCATTATCGTCAGGTTTTTCTTCTTCGGCCTCTTGACTTTCTTCGACCGCTGGTTTTTCTTCTTCGATAGAATGCGCAAACCGTTTGTCTAGCAATTCTTCGCACCCAAAGCCCTCACCCTTTTTTAGGTGAAAAGGGTTTATAACTTCGTAAACTCCATTTTCGATTTTTTCTAGCGCAAACTTTCTTTTCTTGGCTTGCTTTTCACTCAGGCTAAGAACTGCACCGGGGTTGATCTGTATAAATGGAGCGGTTACCGTGTATTCTTTCATTTCGACCTGTTTTGAATTAAGCGGGGATTAGTCCCCGCTATAAATTAAGTCATGGTTGCCATACATGCATCTTGCCAAAATCCATAACCCACATTGCGCCTTGCGTCAACTCCAAACTGCCAAGCATCATTGTCAAATTCAAACTCTGACCCTTCTGCCTTGGCTTTCAGCTCTACCTCTTTTTCCTGCTGTCGGATTAAAGCCTTGCCGCCGCCTGAGTCTGTTCTAAAAGTTACAATTTGCTCAGTCCATGTCAGCCTAGCGTTTGGCGCAAGTCCAATGCTGTAACCCATGTCCTGGGAAAAACCATAAAGCTGGTTTGTGGCACCGCCGCCGAACGTTGGACTTGTGATCGCCGTTGAAAAAGAAGAAACCAAAGAAATCGGACACATTACCAAAAATTGGCTTGCCTCTTCTCCCATTGGCTCGTTCTCGTTATCCTTAAAACCGATAATCGCTTCTATCGTTTTCATAATAACCTGAGCCGCTTCTTGTGGGCTTGGGTTTGTCGTAGAACCGTGTACCGCTGCTGGAAGTGCTGAGATGTCAATAGACAAGTCATTACTTTGGCTGGTCGTGTTCTTTCCTTCAACATGGTCAGTATCGAAGAAATATTGGCCGTCATAACAGGTTGTTGACTCGCCAGCGATAATCAGGTCAGTCAACAGCTTTGCCCAATGAGAGTTGGTTCGCCTTGCAAGATCAGCAATTCTCATTCTGGTTTGTCCGGTGTCGTCTCTTTGCGCGTCTGCTCTCAAAACCTCAAGGGTTGCCTCAAAACGTTTATTCGTGATAGAATATTCGTTATCATAAAACCCCTTTGCCTGTCTTGCCCCGATCCATTCCCGCATTTGAGGCACCATTCCAAGCCACCGATAAATCTCTGTTAGCTGGTTTGATGTGAAAAGCTGTGAAATTGAATTAATCCAGCCTACACCTGTGTCCTGCTGTAGCGTTTTGTAAAAAGTTCCGATCAAGCCTCGACTTGACCCTAATGCTGATACACCCATATTTACCTTCCGATATTAGATTTTTAACTCCAACACCGGGAGTCAAAAGATAAGTTTAAGCGGGCACAATTACCCGCTATTGGTTAAGATGCCGCTCTAAAAACCGTGTAGGTAATCACAGCATCGTTTGAAGTGTTTGCCGCGTCAAGCGTGTAAGTGATCGTGTTTGCCGCTGACACATAAGCACCCTGTAGAATTGTGCCTTCTGTCCCAAGCGTATGGAAGCTTGCGACAACAAGATCAGTCTCAAGTGCACCGGTCACGGTTTGGGCCAATGTAGCGCCGCCACCAGTCCACGTTACCTCACCGGCATAAACAACCATGTGACTGTATTTAATGCCGCTGTCAAGATCAGCAAGCGAAACTGTCCCCGCATTACGTGGAGTGTCAAACTGAACATCACAAAGTCCTGATGAAATCCACCTTTGCACGTTCCCAATATAGGTGTTTGACCCTGCTGTCAGCGTCAAAGTGTTATCGTCTGAGGCATAAACAGGAGCCCCATCATTAGCAGTGACAGCGGTTGCACCCGTTACCGCTACTCTTGACAAGATACCTCTTGTTCTGACTCTAACATTGATTGCACCAGCCGCGCCGCTTGAGTTATCGGCTTGTCTTACACAAACCCCTTGAAACGGATCACCCGCCTGCAAAGGTCTTGAATATCCGCTTGCGTTCTCACCTACAAAAGCTCCCTCATAAATGATATCCGCAGCAATTACAGGGAGGTCATTCATGTCACCTTGACCAAAATTTCTTGGTGTATCTTTGGCTAAAGTAGTCATTATTTATCCTCCCCTTGAAAAATTCGAACATTCCCGGCCTCTAAATTAGTTAGATAAGCCTTGTATGTTTCCAAATCACCAAATTCAGCTTGTAGCTCTTTTGAAGCTTCAAATTCCTGTTCTGGAGTTTTTGCCTCTGGCTTTTCCTCTTTTGGCTTGACTTGCGGTTCATCCTGCATCACAGGTTTCGGCATTTCAGCGGCAATTTTCTTGCCTGCATCTTGCCTTGTTTGCTTTTCTGCCGCGTTGAATCTAATAGCGGCCTCTCCAGGAGTTGTTTTGCCGTCTGCGATCATTTCAGCGGCTAGTTCTTCTTGGCCTGGGAAACAAGCCGCGTTAATGCCTGCTATTCTTTCCCTTTCTTCAGCTCTAGCCTGTGCCTGCACGTCTGCACCAACTGAATCAGCACCGCGCTTATAAGCATCTGTTGATACCGCCTCAAACAACTCAGGATGTTTTGTTTTTAATTCGTTTTGATCCATGATTGCCTGTTGATTTGTGTTAAAATTTGGCACACCGGCCTGATTATTGATTAATTGGTCCATAGTGGCTACACCGTCCACCAAACCAACTTCGATTGATTCCGCGCCGATAAAGACGCGGCCTTGCATGTCAATGATTGCTTGTGGATCTAGCCCGCGTCTTGCTGCAATATCTGCTATCATCGGGGCATAGCTTTTATCGACCATTGACTGTATTTCAATTGCATCCGTTTCAGATAAAGGCTTGTCTCTTGATAAAACATTTTTATAAACACCTGTCACAAACTCCGTGACTTGCAAACCTTCCATTTCGTTCATTTTGCTTATGTCAACCCTGCGCGCTATCACGCTGATAGACCCGACTTGATTTGATTTACCTGTGATATAGATTTTAGAGACACCTGATACAGCAAGGTAAGCAGCGCTTGCAATTGTTCCATCACTGAAAGCGATAATTTCCTTTTTCTTTCCAGCCGCCTCGATGAAATCTGCAAGCTCAAATGCACCCTCGACCGATCCCCCGCCTGAATTAACATCAATGATTATTTTGTCTATTTCTGCACTGTCTAAAGCCGCTTGTATGTTTTTTTGCACGTTTTTTGTGCTTGTGCCGTCGAAAAAGAAGGAGAAAAACGAAGCTCCTGGAGTCATAACGCCTTTCAGGGGAATTATCGCTGTGCTTCCCTGAACTTCGAAAGCTGGCCTCATTCTGCTTTGATCACCCATTAAAGCCTTGAAATCGATCTTTTCACCCTGCATATGGTTGATATATTCTTGTGTTATCTCAGTCAATGAGCCCTGATCTATCATCCAAGGTGAATTTAACAGACCTAATATTTTCATTCGTCGTCCTCTTCAAGTAACTTTTCTACTTCTTCTTGATCAATTTCTGATTCCATGCCGGTTTTGACGTTTAAGCTGTTTTCTCTCATGATTTGGTCTATAACCCTGCGCCAATCCTTTCCTGTTACCTCTGCCGTTATACCGGTTAATGATTTGACTTTCATGTTGTGGTATTTTTCATTCGCAGCGGCTTCTTTCAGCTCATCAATTGCCGGTCTTGTCGGACCTGTCCATTGGTTATAGCCAGAACCTTGGAAAGCTCGCCTAATCCGCGAGTCAGAAAAATATCCAGGTGCTTCAAGTATACCTTTTGATATAACTTCGTCCAAAAACGCTTCATAAGTAGGCTGACAAAGACCTATAGCCATGTCTGTGCGTTTCGCCAAAAAATAAACCCAGGCAAGAAGGACTTCACCCCTCGAAGCTGAGTATGACTTATCAAAAGACATCAAAATTAAGCTTTTTGGCACTCCAACCGCCGCGCCAATTTCGGCCACCATCGAAACAAAGAAAGGTTCAAATAGCTTGCTAGGTCTTTTGGTTTCAAAGGTTTCAAATGTTGTTCCTTCGTCTGCCCTTACAATTGACCCTGATCCAAGCTTCAATTTGTCATTTACCGATTCGTCGCTTCCTTGAGGCGATATTCTTTGTTGTCTTGTGTTGCTTGGTTCGCCTGTGATTACTAAAGTATAAAAACTACTGATAACAGCGGCTAAAAGTTCAGCGTTTGAATAGCGGCTGAGTTGTAAAAGCTTATCTGTTACTGTTCCAAGTACCGGTATTCCTCTTGTTTGCCCTGGCCTTATCTGGTTGTAATGCTGGAGTATATTTCTGCGCCCGTTTGAATCAAATATTTTGCGGTTTACCCATTTAGTTGATTCAAAATTTGTGTAGTCAGTCGGAAAGTTGTTTGATATCTGGTAGTATTCTGGAGCACCGTATTGATCTTTTATGACGCCTTCAACTCTGTCTTTTTTGATCCCGTTTAAAAATACCTGCCCGTCTTCTTGCCTGTCTTCGTTGCTTACTCGCTCGCTTTCAATTGTTTGGAGCTTTAAGTCGAAATCTGATCCAGCTCTGACAAGATTAGTGAACAATGTGAAGCAATCGCCGCCTTCAAGCATTGATTGAAGAGTTAAATATGTTTTTTGTTGGAAATTTTGAGTTCTAACAACGTCACTTTCGGCAGATTCTGACCATGTTCGCCATAGTGATTCAGCTTCATCCTGCCATTGTGTCGCCCTTTCTGGTGTCCACCCTAGAGCCCTGGAGTCAATTTGTGGGTGCAGAACAAGCCCCCTTGCCCCGATTGCGTGGTCACAGATGCGGTTTATCAGTCCTCTCGCTACCGGAGTATCTCTTAAAAGCTCTCTTGATCTCTCTACTAAAGTTAATCTTTGACCATAATCAACTGAGCTGTCAGGATCTGTCGAAGCTGTTATATAGTTCTCAAAAACCGCGCTTGCTTTTTTTGCGTTTGAGTAGCCGCCAGCTATAGCCTCGGTTTTTAATCGCTCCTCATATCTGCCGCGCTGCCAGCTTGGAAAATAACGTGCAAGCCTGTCTACAAAATTAGGCTTTAGATATGATTCGTCAATCTTTTGAACTTTCGTCATTATGTGTCGATTATTGTCATTTGACTTGTGATTAATCCACCTTCAGCGTTTTCTTCAAGCTCCTTTACTTTTTTGTCCCAATAATCCACCGCATCCTGCAAATCACTGATTGATTGCCTGGATAAAGACCGACCTTCGATTGAATAGCTTTGATTGGTGTAAGCCGCGTTTAATGCTGCGATAGCATTGTCAAGTTGAGTTTGGGCTTGTTCTTGGGTGAGTCCTGCCATTAATAGATTTTGATATTTATTCTAAAATTTATTTTGGAATCTATAAAATAATAGATTTTCAGGCAAAAAAAAGAACTTAAAATAAGATTAGCATTGTTAAAAATATTACGTCAACAGTTTTTTTATACTGTTATTCCCCCGCTGATTATTTGCTTTTTACTGCTGTGTGAAGAAAAAGAACAGCCGTGTTTATTCCACTCTTTAAAACTGTTCCAGTCAATACCATTAATCCCATAAATCGCCATAGCTGCTAGTGAGTAGTTTGCACAATCCCACGGTTCATTCCTTGTGTAAGATTTTTCCCATGACTGTTTTAATTCTCCAGCAACGATCTTTTCAACCGGGTATTCTGAACAAAATTGCCTGTAGTATTCTTCTGTAAAACATGGCTTTTTAGGCCAGTGCAACATTTTTTCGACGTTTTCATCGTGCGATGTCATCATTAAAACCTGATTGTAGGTCAAGTCTTTTCCTTCATCAACGTTTATCTCCCTCATTTCTACGCCTGTATCGTTCTTAATCAACCCACAAACAAACATTTTCTTTTTCTTGCCGTGTGCTGTTCCGATTGTACCGCATACTGGAACGCCTTTTTCTGACATTTTTTTAACAAAATCACCTACAATTGACGGTCTGTAACCCATATCAATGCAAGAATAAAGTATTGGCTGCTCGCTACCTGCCGTGTTAGTGTATGTTTTAAGCAATAATTCTTCCAGGTCATTAAATGGAGATCCCTCTTTGCCGTATTTAATAATTGTATCGCCGCCAATAATTACATGTTCAATAAAATACCGTTGTTCAGATGGAGAATGCCCACAAATTGTAGCCTCGATTCTGGTTTTTTGTATGTCTGCACCTAGGGTTAAAATAACAGCATCTTCAGGGACATTTTTCCACGGCTCCCTTGACTTGTACAAAGCTGAATGAGTAATTTTCTTTAAGCTGTTTTGCTCGATCCAGGGGATTGCCTCTTTTGTGTTTCGAAAAGTGATTTTCTGTTTTATTCTCCCCCTAGCAGCATCACGGCAAGCGTCTAGCCAGTCGTTAACCATATTGACCCATGTGTAACCAAGGAGGGAATAGGCGCTTGAAATATGGAAGCCATGTTTTAAACTATGGCTTGATTCAGCGGTTGCTTTCCACTCTGCAAGATCAGAGTTCATCATATCATACTTCCATGATTCAAAGATCTTTCCTTTGCAAGCTTCACATTGTAAAAACGGCTCTGAATCGAGCTTGTAATCTTCTGTACGTTCGTAAATGATATTGGAAAACAAAATTACTTGGGTATGGTTGCAGAACGGGCAAGGGATTTCATAATATTGCTGGTCTGTGTCTTGAAAGGCTGACCAGATCAAAGAGGATTGTTCTGATTTTGGCGATCCCTGAACAAAGAATTTGAACCTTCCAAGCTGGCCGTTTGTTCTGTCCTTGGCTAGTTTAAAAGGGTTTCCCTCTCCAGCTTTGTTTTTTGAGCCTCCAACGTCATGCGGTAAGGCGTCTGCATCATCAATGTTTACTATCGCCGCGTCATATGCTCGGAAGTTTTTGCCAGAAACACCACCGACTGACTTGATTGCACCACCTTTAAATTTCTTTAGTTTCTTTGTGCTGGTTCCTGACTTCTCGCGTGGATCTCTAATCTTACCTTGGAGAAACTTATTCTCATCAAGTGCCGGTTCTAATCGAAGCTTTACCCAATCCAGCGCCATGTCGTCGGATCCAAAAATATTCAAAACATGGCGCGGAAAATAGTCAATTGCAGCTTGGTTGACAATATCCAAGGTTGTGGTAAAAGCAAGTTGGACACCCTTAATTATAAAAATTTCCTGGCAAGGTGAAGTCCAAGATAGAAGTTTTAAGATCTTCCTGAGATAAGGCACCCTTGACATTTTAAACTGACCAATGTTTTCTATCTGAAATCTTTTTTCCGCCCACTCGTCAAGGTCTAAAGTTGGGTCAGGGATACAGGCTTCTCTGATTGAATCTTCTATTCTTGAGTAGTGTCTAATCATTAAAACCTAACCAGTATTAATTCACCTTCTTTTATGTCTCTATTTGCTATAATTAAACCGTCTTTTACCTCTGCGTCATACAGACAAACATTATTGAAATTAAACCATAGGAAAGAAGTTGCAAAAAAATAACATACAAAAGACATGATAAAAATAATTATGTGCATTTTAATCCTGTGGTTTAAGTTTAGGCGGTTCTTCTGGCAGGTTAGTTAATACAAACTTCAGCGCGTTGGTATAAATCATTTCAATTTCATGCGCCGTTTTCCCGGCTGCCTGATCTGATTCTGATTTTGCTACTTTTAGAACTTCGTCTCTGACAATCCGGAAATATTTAAACCAGAGGCTTTCTATTTCGTCAACGTAGACAAGCTTCCCCTCTTCTTTTTCGTTGTCGATCCTAAGCTTTCTGATTCGTTCTTTTTTTTCTGCGATAATAAGCTCGCCAATGTCGTCCGATTCTCCGTGATTGTCAAAAGATTGTTCCTGATCCTGTATCGTTGGCGGGTGATTGTTGTTTGCTGGTTTTGCGCGTGCTGGTTTAGTTCCATTAGGTTCCTTTTGTTTTGGCTCTGCTATTATCTTGCCAAGTTTTTCAAGTTTGGTGATGGATTTTTCAACATGAACAAGATCACCGATCATCACTATTGAATTTTGCTTTTTCCAATATGCGACCGTTGACGGCCCCTTGTCGATCATCTTTCCGAACGCTCTTAAACTTGCTGTTGTCATGTGTTTGCGATTATTTTTGTTCAGTTTTATTGATTGGTGTGCAAAATGTGTTCAGTTCAGTTGTGCCCAGAAGTACAGTTTTATCGGACGTTGCCCCGTAATAGGGAATTTTTTCTTTTCACAGTACCTTTTATCCTTTCATATCAGTGGTTTTGCTTTTCTCTTCCTTCAATAGTGCAAGATGATTTACAAAACTTAATGGTATTCTTAGCACTATGTAGCATGGCAGCCAAACAGGAAGGGTTAATACTACCCACTTGACAATAAAGAACACTAAATAAAAAAACACCGGGACAAGCCAAGCATACAGCCACGGCTTAGAAAATACATCATAGTCATACTGAAACGCTGTCCATAATAGAGCTAAATAATTATCTATTAGCTGCTCAATATTCATTTCTCCCCTTGTTTATAGTGTTTGAGGAAGATAAGGGAATCTAACCCTTGCTGTCATTAACATGCCATTGGTTCATGACCTACATTGTATGCCTTTATAATCAATTAATGAGCGCCCGAATTCCTGATATTCGCTCATTATCTCAATATAGTCTCTTGTTATCTCACAGTTTAAGCAGCCTGTTTCATTGAGTACTTCTGCTGTTGCTCTGTCTGCTTTTTTAAAATCTCTTATGTAAATATTTATTAATGGCAATGATAATACAGTATCGTGTAAGGCAGCATCCCATGCGTTTTCGAAGTTTTCAGTTGTCAGCGGGTTAGGCAAGCTTATTGATATCATGAGCACCCCTGAGACGTTCCACAAGTCCGACAAACAAAACAAGTGCCTGTCCTCATGAAATCAGTTGACCCACACACACAAGGCTGATGATCATGGCATTCAACCGGCTCAGGTTTAACGAAATAGCTGCATAACTCATACGCTGATTTTATCTGATCAACCGCCTCACTGTTTGAAAGTTCTGGCCTGTTCTTCATCACCTGGGAGATTAGCCGCTCGTCTTTCATCATTGAATCGAGCGTATGTTTTTTTATATTGTATATCATGGCCCCCTATTCTGGATTTTTGCAAAGCCTTGGCAAAATCTCCTCTGATACAATCCGATCCCATTCTTCACTGCCCAAGTTTTTGCCGATTTTGATTTTTATTTCATCGTCACAAAACACATTGCCAAACCCATCTTGAACTTCTTTTGATAGCTGGCATAGTACCGTGCTTACTTCTTGCCTGGATATTGATTCTTCTTCCGCATATTCAATGATCATATGGATTATTCTGTGCTTTAAAATGTCTTGTCTTTCTTTGTCTGTCATCTTCTTGACCTCAAAAATTGAAGTTTCTTTTTTTGTTTAGCTCGTTCCTCTGGAATCCATCTTGTCATTCTTTGTTTTAGTCCAGCTTCGAACGTCTGGTTTCCCTTGTATATTTGCTCGATATACCAAGGTAGAGAATGTCCTGCCAGCGTCTTGACTGATCTTTTTGACCCTAGCTGCCTATATACAGCAACTTTCTTGCCTGAATTTTTACCGATTATTACGAAGGGTTTACTGCCTGTTGATATGCGGTCCTTCATAACCTTTCTTCTCCCAGGAAATTCAAGATACGAAATACCCCCTTTGATCTTTCTCAGTCCTGGTTTTCCAAGTCTACGGCCTTTTATTTTCCAATCAACCTCGATCCTTGTTCTTGTTGCTTTTGATACTTTGATCCTCCTTTTTAAGCTGCCCACAGGTAGCCCGGTAACGTCCTTTATTCCTCTGGTAGTCGCCTTAACCCCTCGATCAGAAACGGCGTTTAGCGTCCTGCGGTTTAGCTCATTTTCCTCTTTTATCGCGTCATCTTTTATGCGCTTGACCTGCTTCTTTATGTCCTTTTGGTCTATGCTGATCATTTTCTCCCTCTTCAAATTTGCACTCTACGATCCCATTACCATAATCTATAGTACCACTGCAATCGCATTTTGTACAATTGTTGAATGGTTCAAAACTTGTCTTTTTGCGCGGGCAATCTATTATTTTGTTTGTTCCGCATTTGTATAGTCTAAGCTCTATCATCTGTTTTTATCTCCTGTGTTGTTAGTGCTTTGAATTTGCTGTACATCATAGCGAGCGCCTGCGCTTCTCCAGCATGTTCTTCTGATATAAGCTCACCTTGTCCAGGAAGCCATAAATCTTTAATTTTTAATGCGCTGTTTATTGCCTGTTCTAGCTCTTTCACGCGTTTTTTTAATCTGATGTTTTCGTTTACTGTTTTGGCGTGTAAGGAAATTGTAGCTTCCAAGCTCATCTATCCCCCGTTAACCTGTTGGTTTATCTTCTATTATCTGAAAATTCAATACCATCCATAATCAAGAGTCCAAGATTTATCAATGTTTTGTGACTGATAAAAATTTCTTGTCTATGAATATGGCCTTCGTCATCTTTGTGAAGCGTTTCAATGACCCAATTTTTCTCTTTGCATTCCCTAAGAGTTAACATTGGTGATGCCTTCCTGTTAAAAAGCTTTGTTTGTTCTGGCAGTCTTCCACCCTCGCGCTTCCAATCAAGTAATAATTCAAGCTTTTCTTTTTCTTTTTTAGTAGCCATCTCTCACTCCTTATCTGTTGGTTGTTTTAGTGCTCTGCTTCGCTTGAAGTTTCACGCTCGTTGATTAACTTTTCGAACTTTCTGTTGCGCCTTTCGGTGTTAGCCCCCTGCCATACTTTCTTGCACTCTGGGCATTTTGTGTAATCAAACCCCTTATCACCTAACATCACATCAAACTTACTACAACTCCCCCAAAGCGGCTCATGGAGATTGGGACATCTCCCACTTTTTGACTCACAAAACTCAGGATCATCCCAGATGTCAACTGTCACTTGTGCTTTTATTGTTGTCATGGCTTATTTCCTTAGTGAAGTCATGTAATTTGTTAAATCTTCGTTGTTGCTCCATGTGCATTCTGAGCACCATTTGTCGCCTTTTTTGTTAATAAAAAGATGTTCTCTGCAAATTGGGCATAGCTTTCTTGCTTTCTCACCTATCAGTGATTCTGTTTTTATTTTTGTCATTGGTTGGCCTCTCTGTTGAAGATTTCAATGGCTTGATCGATTGTTGGTGTTAATCGACTAGTTTTTGGATTTCTATCCATGATTCAGATAGCTTTTTATCTTCTGCAATAAGTTCCTTAATTTCCTTATCACACTCTGCTATTGTTTTGAGAATCTTCATCTTTTTATCAGGGTCTTTTTCAGCGTTGAATTTCCTTGCTGCTTCATCATACCTTTTTGCTGCTGTTGATCTATTCCATTTTCCAATCATTTCATGTTGCTTCTTGATGTTCTCTTCTGATTTTATACTGTAAAGAAAGAACTTCACATCACTTAAATCTGGCTGATTAAAGTAATGATTCGATTTAAGATAGTCAATTATCTGCTGTTTGTTAAGCATCTTTAAATGATCCCAGCTTTTCTCTTCGCTCATATCTCCTCTATTGGTTATGTTGTTGGTGGAGCGGCCACTGGTTCGCACAGTGTGTGACCATTCGGAATTTAACCGCCGTGGATGATCGGTCCACGCCAACCTTGATTTAAATACACAAGGTCTTCAGGCACCGCTCCATTTTGTTATGCTGTTTTAGTGTTTAGCCCCGTATGGCGTAATACTATAGGTTGATTGTTATCCATCTATGGTTTCTGTTGTACTGTTTAGCGCTGATGAAATTAGAAAAGAAGTTCCTATTATTTAGGAGGTAAACTTCTCTTTTCGTGTGAAACAAAGAATACTTGATAATGTCTTCAGAAACGTTTTCCATGTTTATCTACAGTTAGTGTTTAGCCCCGTGTGGGACTGAACAAGTTAAATATAAATGCTTTCGCCAGTTTGTTGATATCCATCTGTGTCAAAATTTGGTAGCTCTGCATTTCTTGCAATTACAATGCTTTCGTTGATTTTAATCACAATGTGAAAGCTGTTATCGATGAGTTTCACGTCTGCATCGACTGCCTGCGTATCTGTTTTAAAAATAATGCCGCTGAAATCTTCGCCGTTCCAGGTGATCTTGATAGACTCTGTGTAGTCAATTGGCCCATCGTTTGACATCCAACCATCAACATCAAGGTGCAAAGTGCCAATTGTGATCAAACCATAAATGTCTTTTTCGATGCCGCCAATTTCTAATTTATGTCCTGTGATTTTCATCGTCTTATCTCCGGTTTGGGTTAAGTTTGGTTGCTGTGTTAAATACTACTCTACGCTAATTTATTTTATTGTCAACCTTTTTTTGGCGTACAACAGAATAAACTCTACCCATCTTAAACCCTAGATACTCAAGCAATGAGCGCCTGTAGCCATGAACCGAAGCGTCTGATCTTCTGTTTTTTTGCACCGCTTTTGATAGCTGCCTTTCGTCAATTCCGATTTGTTTTGAAATTTCCCGAATTGTCAATCCTGATTTTTCCCACTTTTCCCGAGTGAAATCGTGTAGTTCTTCTGTTGTGTGTAGTATCATTGTTTTCCTTCTGTGAATTGGCCTATTGTTCTCATCCTATCCCGATCTCCTGTGTTAAATGGTAGTTAAGAAGTATGTCACCAGCATGAGCCTTGCACAATGGCATGCCGTTTATGGAGTAAAATGCATGTCTCCTGCATGGTATGACATGAGGTATTTTTGTTGAGTCTTTGGCGTAAACTGTTTTTCTTTTATGCTGGCATGTTGTGTGAGTCTCGCCATATTCTACGCTCTTGATCTCGCCTATTGTTGTTAAAAGCTGGTCTTTATATGCCACTTTTCCCTATCTCCTGTAGTATCTCATCTAGTGTTAAGTCAACCCATTAGCTTGCATTTCGTCTTCAAGTTCCTGGATCGTGTGATAAAGAATAAATATCCCGTCAGCCTCCAACACACTTTGCTTGTATTTCTCCTGGTCAGGATCAAGATTTTTCCCAGGAATTTTAGCCTCAATAGCTGCAAACTTTCCTATTTTGCATATGTGGTGATCTGACATGCCTGGATTTCTGGTTTTGATTTTGCGGCCATTTCCGACACGCAAAGCCATATTATCTGTTTTAAGGACATGGCAGCCAGGCAATGACTCAAGATATTCATTGCCAAGTTTTTTTAGCTCTGTTTCATTCTCTGGTTCTTTTATGGCTGCCCTTCTCATGGTTTTTGCTCAAAAGCTGTACAGGTTGGATTTCCATTTTCTGAATAACACCATTCCTCTGGATATTCTTTTTCTTGGGTGTCGTAAACCAATACATTAGTGTGTATTTCGCAAAAATGCCCACTTGGTTCGTCTTCCTTTGTGCATTCCTGGCAAAGCTCCGCTTCAAACTCCATACCTTCAATACCATTTCCAGGTCTATATTTTGTTCCCGGCTCTTTCTTGAATCCATAAACGTTGCATTCTTTCATTATCTTCTCCTCTTAGCTTATGTTAATTTCTGTTGGATCCAAATGTTTGTTTTCGATTAGCCAGATTAGAGCTGATGCTCTTGCCTGTGCTTCGGCTTTAAAAAAAGTTTTGTTTCGATTAAACACAAAACAGTCAGTATCATGTTTACCTAAATCTTCGAAATCAAAAACTTGATAATTGCCATCACAAATTTCATAAGGCAACATCACCCCAAGCTCTGCTACTGTGTATGCTCTCCAATATTTCGTTGAACTCGCGGCAATATGCGTATAATCTCTTGTCACAATAGGCTGGTTTCTTTCAGTTTCTTGGTTCCACCAAAATATACTATCGCACTCAACCCCAAGCTCTTTAAGCTTCTGAGCTTGTTGTAAAGTGCACACTTGATCTTCTAGTTTCATGTTTTCCTCTTAGCTGCCCGCATTTTAGCGCGGGTTTCGGGTTTAGTCTTTTGCAGACGTTTTTTGAAAGTTCTTGATTTTTCCCAATCTGGACCGGATTGGATTTTTTCTGCCAGTCGTAGAAATTCGTTGATGTTGTAGTCTGTTTGCATTAGTTCTGTAAGCTCAGGAGGGCAGCCTTTGAAATTGTTCGGGACTGTCTTTTTTACGTATCCGCGAGGCTGTTTTTTAACCGGGTATGATAAGGCATGTTCTAAAGTTTGCCCGTGTGAAAGCCTGCTGTAAACATTCGCAGCCGGGATTTTTAGTTTGTTCTCTCTCGGATCTTCTATGATCTGTCTTGCGTTAACTGTTTTCCCTTTGTACATATATGTTCTCATACATACCCCACGGTTACAGGTTTGCCAACGTTCGACTTGCAAAACTTATCAGTCACAGTCTCAACGTTTCCGTTTTTATCTCTGTTCGGAATCTTTCGATCTTCTCCGAATTCATACGACACATTAAAAGGCTTTTGCTGAAAATGCACCCAGCATGATTCAAGAAACAGTTTTTTGTCGATATGCTCATAACACATTAAATATTTTAGCCTTCCTTCTTGGCTGTAATATTCGACGATACCTAAATCAGAGACAGACCTCCTTTTTTCCTTCTGCTCCATCAAAGAAACTTTCTCTTTTGTGGAGGGGAAAGCCTTTTCAACGTATTCCTTATAATCGATAGCTTTTGTTTGTGGCATCGCTGTTTGTTCAGCTATTTCTTGTTGTAGTCTTTTTTCTTTCAGTGTCTTCTGAAGTAATTCCCGGCATTCTTTTAGGAATTGATCAGTGGTCGGCATAAACCCCTTGGTGTTGCCGTTCTGGATAAACCATTTTAAACCTACGTTAGCGGTTTTATCTGGAACGTTTTCCAGCGCCATTACCCAAACTTCCTCAAGCGTTGCCGTGTATTTTCTCCGGTGATTTTCACAGAGTAGGGTTAACACCCTTTTTATTGTTTCCTTTGATGCCATTTTATCCTTTTAATTTTCCTGTTGCTTTAAGTGCTTTAAATTTTTTGTATGCCTCGCTTTTTGGTTGTGTCTGCCCTAGCCCCTTGCACCAATAATCGTTTCTTAGTAAGCACCTCCCCATCCTTCGCCATGATGGAACCCAACACTTCGACTCTAGTTCGTGTGGTGCTTGGTCTGGTATTTCTCCAGGATACCCGCGCTGTTTCCATCCCCACAAAAACTTTTTAAACCTATGCCTATAATGTTCTTGTGTCTTTTTTGGCAACGACTGAAGAAGTAGGTTTGTAAACGACTTCCAGGTGTGCCCATCTGGCAAGGTTACTTTTCTGTTTCCTGATATATTCCCGCTTTCACGAATATATAGAGCCCCAGAATTAGCCCCATTTACCCTTGCTATCAACTTAAACCATGTATCAGGTTCAATAATATGGTAAAGCCATAACCCTTGTTTTTGGTCATCGCCATACGGTTGGCATAGTCTTTGTTGGCTAAGTTTGACTCCTGCCATTTGCATTTTATCATAAATTTTATTGTAAGGCTTATCTTGGTATTTACCGTGGTATCTCCAAATATCCTCAGTTCTCCAATCATAGATAGGGTAAATATTGTATACCTGATCAATCACCTTTGTTGACCACCTCCGATTGTTGAACATAAGTCCTTTTTTCTGCCATGTCGCTATTGCACAATAGCGATGCAATGACTCATCGGCGCGGATTCCGATAAATGCAGCACACGGTTCTCCTTTTGCATACCATTGCCCGAATAAAACCATGATCTCTTCAAATTCCATTTTTGGAACATAGAAGTCGTACTGAGATAGGTCACTCGCTCTATCTGGTTTTTCACGTACCCAAATATCTTTAGCTTCTTCATCCCATGCACACCACTGCGGTTCAAAATTAGTTAATGCGTTTCTCAGTTTTATCTCTCCGCAAAACCAGTGCAAATCGATATTGTCTTTGTACATGTCGAACATTAATTCGGAATGGTCAATTGTTTCCTTGTATTGGGCTTCAAGATCAAAAAGAACAACTCCTACAGTTCTGTTTCTTTTTATTGCCTCATCCATAATCAAATGGAACATCACAGTTGAATCCTTCCCGCCAGAGTATGATAGGTATATCTTTTTAAAATGGTCAAACGTTTCAGATATTCTATCCCTAGCAGCCTGTAAAACGCTTGTTTCGTTGTATTGTTTAATCATATTAATAAATGGTTGACTGTCTTCCTGGGTTAGCCTGTTCCATCGTTACAGGTTCACGACCATTGCGCTCAAGCCACATGTTTAAATACTCAAGCGCTGCGTTGTCGGCTTCTTTTTGCTGATCTTCAGTTAAAAGGTTGTACCCACCGCAAAAAACAGAAGGTATCCCGCTGTCATAGCACATAGCAGACTGTCCCATCCAAGCAATTCTATTCATAGCTTGGTTGCTTAAATAATGCTCGCATGAGTGTTTCCACTCAGAAATAACACTTCCCATAGCTGACTTAAACCGTGGTATGTCAGCCAAGAAATCAGCGTATAACTGAATACATTCATCTTTTGTTTTCCCTGGAAAAGTATTCGCGTAAAATCCTGCTTTTTGGCACTCCCATTGCTCCCACTTGTGAAATATTCTTGTTTCGTCGCTCGTGTTAACTGTCCTTGATTGCTCTGATTCGTCAAAATCTGTGAACTCATCCAAAGGAACAAAATCAGGCTGTTCAGCGTTCTCAATATCCCAAGATCTTGAGAATTCTTCATCAGAAAAAACATCGGCAAGACCTGTGATCTGGCAAAGTCTCAAGATTTCGTCTTCTTCCATTCCAAGCTCTTTTGCAATCCTTGAGTTTTTCCAATTGCGGTTTTTTAGTTCTAGTATGATATCAGACATGGAGTCAACAGTATGCTTACCCCTTGCCCTGTTATGCCTGATAGTCGAAGCAATCCTGTTGTTCCTGCCTTGCCGGTCATCCTTAATCAAAACAATAGGGAGATACCCTTTGATTCTTTTTTGAACAGCTTCATTCTCTTTACCTACCCTATTCCTGTGGAAACCGTCGATAACTTCCTTCTTTTCGTCAACCTGCCATGTCACAATTGGCTGAGTATACCCGTCTTCCATGATTGAATGAGCCAATAGTTTCATTTCTGGAGGTGCTACTTTGTTTGGATTGTAGTCGTTCGCTTTGATGTTGTCTTGCTTCTCCCAAATGACACAATCAACCGGCTCATCCTTAAAAGGCCCGTTTTGGTGCAGCTCATGCTTAATGTAATTTGTTGATTCGATCTTTTCTTCCTCTGGCATACCATCAAGTAATTCTATTAAATCACTGACTTTTTCCCTCAAAGCCATATAATTAATGTATTCCGTATCCATTTTAATCTCCAAATTATGATTAATTAAAAAACAGCTTTCAAATCCTCATCGCTCAATTCAAGATTCCTAAACTCTTCCAGTCTATCTTCCATATCAATATCAACAGCGTTTGCCCTGATTAGGTCTTTTGACATTTCGCCGTTAGGTATTATCTGGTTTAGGTAGCTTTCAAACTTTGTTCCAAATAATGTTTCTGGTCTTAAATACTGAGCGTCATCGGTTCCAAACCAGTGAGAGTGCTTTTTATCAATAACAGTTTTGAAATCTTTGCCTTCGTTTCCTTCTTTGATTCTGGCTTCAATTAAGGATCTTGTTTTTTGAGTGGTCAGTTTGTAATTGGTTCCGCATTTTTGATTAAGATAATTGATTACCCAATCGATACTATCTTTGTTCTCTTCTTTCTTCTTCTCTTTCTTTTTATTCTTGTTATTGTCGGGTATACCTTGGTTCTCTGCTGGTTCTTTCGTAGTTCTTTCGATAGTTTTTTCGTTGGTTCTTTCGTAGTTTTTCGGATCCTGGTAGAAGTCGTAATTTAGTACAGTTATAAGGACACCTCCTAGTGTTTTCATTGTGTCTATCATTCCGGCCTCTCGTAGTGCTTTCATTGCCTTCTTCGTGTGGTTTTCGTTGTACATCATTTTCCTGTATCCAATATACCAACATAAATCTTCCCGAATATCTTTGTATTGTCTGAACAACTGACCTCTCTTGATTACGTTTCCTTTGTGTATTGCTTCATCGTGGTTCGCTTCTCTTAAACAGTAATCCCATATTTCTCTAACATATGGTGGCATTCTGTGGATTGTCTTTGTTTTGATAACTCTTGCTTTGATGACATACCCACCTGGAATTTTCGGTTCTCCCATATCATGCTATCTTAGCCCCCTTTTTTCTGTTGCATTTTCCGCACAATGGCTGTAAATTCTCTATATTGTTTGAACCGCCTTTTGAAACAGGTATTATATGGTCAACTTGTAAATCCTTTTTAGAACCACAAATAGAACATCTACCAATAGACAAAACCTTTTTCCTGTCTTTTCTGTTTACTGCCTTCCTTCTGCTTTTTCTTTTTTTGAACTCGCTGCAAATAACCGTGTACCTCTTCCCATTAACTTCATGTAGCACTGGATAATCTTCTTCTTTGAAATATTGAACAGCCAAACTTGCAGCGCATTCTTCGCAGACATTAAACCCACTAGCGTTTGCCATCACGTAATTTGGTGGATCCTCATGACCGCATATATCGCAAATCCATGAACCGCCTACGTTTGTATAATGATCCCCGTTTGCCCAATATTGATCTTTACCTCTGCTCATTTTTCTTTTCCTTATTTATCCTTCTGTTTCTTCTCTTCCCGGGGAATATCCCACTTGGGGTTTTTGCAATAAGGGCAAGCTCTAGGCTTTCCTTCAATCCTTGGCTTCCATGTGTATCCACATCTTAAACATTCTAGCTCTTTCAAAATTCCTCCTTTGTTTGTTTACTTTTATGATAATCATTAAAAAACACCCCGTCAAGCAATAATTTTAAAAAATCCTCCCACTCTCAGCCGCTTCAATATCCCCGTTTAGCCACTCGTTAGCGTAGTTTTCGCGTATGCCTGTACCGATTACGATTTCCTGTTCTGGCTCCATGACTTTGATCTTTCCGCCACGGTTAAAGAAATCTTGCTTTGCTAGATCAAGGGCTTCTTTCGTGATTTTAAAGCCTTTGTCTTTGTCTTTCGGAGTGATAATTTGCCTTGCGTATTTTTGCCATTCGTTACAGTCTTCTGGTTTCATTTTAATCTCCATGAGAAAGTTTAATCAACCGCCGCCATTCTTCGGCATGCTTTTCAAGTGCTTCTTGGCTTGCGTCTTTCGGCAGCGGTTGAGATAAAATTTGGTCAGCTCGAAAACTTAGCCAAGCCGTTTGATCATCTGGAATCTTGGATCCTACTATGCCGCCACCATGTTCCATTTTGATTAGCCTGGATTCTGCATGACACCAGCGTTCTGTGCCTGTTGTGTATCCTAGGAATCTGCAATGCTTTTCTTTTGGCGGTTTTATCTTTGGCCGCTTGGCCTTCTTTTTCTTTCCAGGCTTTGATAAGTCTGGTTGAAAAGGTTCGGTTACTAATAGCTCCATATGCCCTTTATTCGCATTATTTAGGTTTTGGCTGTCTACCTACCTAAAAAGTTTTTTATTAACGTGGCGTGCCCTGAGTCACCCCTGAGCGTCATAAATCTTCTTAGCCGCTTCTTTAATTGAAAAAGGCGTCCAGGTTAAAATATCATCAGCTAGCCTCATTTCTCCAGAATCGTCAGATGCAAAATAGACTTTTTGGTATGTTGCTCGGTAAACATCGAGATTCAACTCTAGTACCAATTTCCAAAAAATTCCATTGACATCATTAGGATTTTTCCCTGTGTTCCTGAGCCTTCGTTTGTGTTTTCCAAATTCTTTAATAAGTTTCATCTAATCCCCATAGCTATGTTATATCGGTCTTCAGGATGTGGTAGTGCTATGCCTTTGCTCTGCATGTCTCGCTCTATTTCCTGAAGATATTCTGTAAACTGTTTAGTCGTTGCGTTCGTCGTTGATGTTAGTTTGACAATATGGTCAGCCAGCGCTTGAGCGTCTTCTTTGAACCCCTCTGTGTGCACTTTTCTTACCGCCTGAATCATTGCTGCGTATCCTTCATCGTCTCTTTCATAGATGTAAACTAGGATTCTTTTTTTTAGATCATAATGAACATCCTCTTTAAGCAAACCAAACTCGTTAGATATCACTGTAACCCATGTCCAGTATAAAGAGTTTTGCGCCACACTTCGGTTTTTCTTATGTTCTTTTATCTCCACTTGCAACAATGGATTTTTTGTCTGTGCATCTAAAAAAGCTTTCACCATGTTTATTTCATTTTTGGAGTGTATAACATAGATTTTTTTCACAGCCACCCCTCAAGCAAAGCGTAGCCCATTATCAGCATAGTGTAGATACAACCGAGAACAAAACAACCGACTAAGAACATGTCTATTTTGTTTGCTATTAGTTTTATCTTTTGCATTTGGTTAGTAACTCCAATGGTTTAGCCGATAGACACCGACACGTTTTGATAAAACCAAATAGCTATTTCGGCCGCTTTCCATAAGCCTAGTGGTATGAAAATACAGCATAGCACAAAAAGTATTTTAAACCCTG